CGACTGAAAGGGGGCATAAAAACCCCCTTTCTTTTATGCCCAACTAAATACAAAGGAAGAAAGATTAATGGATGTATTAGATACAAAGTCAGATAAAGAACTGCTTGAAAGTCTTATAGCAGAGATTGCCAAATGCACAAATGAACTAAAGTGTGCTCGTGGTGATTTAGAAAAAGCACAGGGCCGTATCAAGTTTCTCTTGGTAATGGCACACACATTGATTAATAGACAAGGAGATTAACAGATGAAAATCAATCAAATAGCAAGCAAACCACAACTAATTAAAGTAACTCTTGACGATGAAAAAACCGTTGAAGAGTTAGGCGAAGCCTTGGACTTCTGGACTTGGGATAGACAACCACTAGAAAAGTTTATGCGTCTTGCCAGTGTCAAGCAGGATAATCCACAAGAGATTATTGAAGTAGTTAAAGACTTAATTTTAGATGAAGAAGGTAAGGTAGTGATTCAAGGTGATGTTATGTTGCCAACACAAATCCTTATCCGTATCATTCAAAAGGTGACAGAAACGCTGGGAAAGTAATTGGCGACATTCCCCCTTGGGAAAGTGATGAAACACAGATGCTTCTCACTATTCATAATCTCGCTAAGAACTATAAGTTATTGCCCAGTGAAGTGCTTGCCAAGGGCACTACATTTGATTTATACATACTTGATACTTTCTCCAGGTATGTTAAATATCAAGAAGCAAGGCGAGAAGGTAATCATACCCTAGCACAGGCACAAAGCAAGCCTAGGCTAACGGTAGAGCAAATGAAAAAGATGGCGGAGTCTGCAAAAACTTTCGTGCATCCAAGGGATAGAAAAAAATGATAAATGTCAGTGTTGATGTAACCGATCAAATAACAGGCGATATTAATCGCATAAAAAAAGAACTTGCCAACCTTCCTAAGGATTCGTTGGTTGAGTTTAAGGCTTTGACACCTATCCGTTCAGGGAATGCTCGCCGAAACACTTTTCTAAAAGGAAATACCATTGAAGCCAACTATCCTTATGCTGGCAGACTAGACGAAGGTTATAGTAGGCAAGCACCAAAGGGTATGATTGAACCTTGGACTAAATGGTTTGAGAAAAGAATTCAAAAAATAATGGGGCGATAAAATATGGGAACGGTGAATACCAATGCCAATGTAAATGTTAGAGTAAATGGCGTTCAAGAACTTAACAATTTACAAAACAAACTTCAGGGCGTAACAAGTGGGTTTGGCGGATTAAGAACAGCACTAGGTGGATTAGCATTTACCAGTGTCATCGCCGGTGTCTTAAAGACTGCAGATGCTATTGTAGATTTAAGTGAAGCAACGGGACTGGCTATTCCTGCCATTGAAGGCTTTAAGAAAGCAGTCATCGGCTTTGGTGTTTCCTCTGAAGGTGCTGAGAAAGGCATACTACGATTAGTTAATAGCATTGGTGAAGCCGCAGGTGGTAGTGCTGAACTACAATATCTATTTGGTAAGGTTGGAATTTCCTTAGGCGATCTCGCTACAATGAGCGAGCAACAGATATTTGAAGGCGTTATCCGAGGCTTAGACAATGTAAAATCTGCCAGCGAGAGATCAATTATTGTTAGTGCTCTACTAGGCAAAGAGTTTAGAGGACTTAGCGGCAATACACAAGAGTTGATTGCGGCATATGAAGCAGCCAAAACTAAAGCCGAAGGCAATGAAGCCGCAACTAGAGCATCAGCACAGGCATTTGACAATCTACAAATAGCCGTAAGTGCCTTTGTCACTGCTATTACTATTGCCATTAGTCCTATTACAGAGTTTGTTGGTAGTCTAGATGCCAAAGCCCTACAAGAGTTTGCCAACGAGATTGTGGCTGTAATTGCAATAGCCGCAGGCTTTGCATTGTTTGGCAAGATTGTAAGTCTAATAGAAGGCTTTATAGTTGTGGTAGCCGCGGCTCGTGCCGGTACAATGGCATTGTCATTGGCATTTACTAAATTCTTTATATTAGGTGGATTGGTTGCCGCAGCCGTGTATGCAATCCTGTCAGGACTAAAACTTTTAACAGGCGTTGATTTAATTAAGCCTATTGTTGAAAGCGTTAATAAGGCAATGGATGCAGCCAAAGAACTATTTGGCTTTGAACCTGATGACAAACTTAAAAAGAGTTTAGAGGATCAAGGTAAAGCAGCCAAAGAAAGTGCTAACAAGACTGCTGAAGCAGGCAAAACTGCTCGCAACATTGTGGATCCATTTAAGTCTTTAAAAGAACAAATTAAAGGCGTTGCTGAAGAGTTTGGCAGACTTAACAAACAGAACATTGATAGTATCAATCTACAAACTCAGTTGATTGGTGCCACTAGAGAAGAGAATGAAGTTAGAAAAGCATCGGCTGACATTGCCAACAAAGCCGCAAATGAAATTAATAAACTAACAGATCAAAAAGCCAAACTTACTAAAGAACAGCAAGCCGCTGGACTTGGTGGCATTATTGATGCACAGATTGCCAAGATAAAAGAACAAGCAGCCGCTGACACAGAAGCAACCGCCGCGGCAATTAAAAATAGTCAAGATCGTATTCGTGCAATTGATTTAGAAAAGTTTGCCAAGCAAAGTCAAATTGATGTAGAGCGTGACTTACGCCGTGTTAAGGATGACATTGCTAAATCCACAATGAGTGAAATGGAACGCAAGGAGTATGATATTCTTGCAGCCGCTCGTGAAAGAGCACAGACTGAAATTGAAGCAGAACAAACTCGTAGAGGCAGTCTATTAACCGATCAAGAAAAATTAAAGTATTATGAAGCAGCCAAGAAAGGCACACAAGAATTAATCAACGCAGAGCGTGAAGGGTATAATCAGTCTAGAACATTTGCCACAGGATGGAAGAACGCATTCCGTGATTACATTGACAATGCTACCAACGCTGCCAAGAGAGCAGAAAGTATTTTCCGTAAAGCCACAAGCGGTATGGAAGACTTAATTGTTAATTTTGCCAAGACTGGTAAGTTTGAGTGGAAGAACTTTGTGGCAATGATGCTAGAAGAACTACTTCGTGCTCAGATCCAACAAATCTTTGCCAGCCTATTAGGTGGTATGAAAGACACAATGACTGGTGGTGGTGGCGGTATTATGGGTGCCATTGGCGGACTATTTGGTGGTGGTGGTAATCAACAAGAAGGCGAAGGTGGTGGATTCTTAGATAGTATTATGAGTGGCATTGGCAGTCTATTTGGTGGAGGCGGTGGAGGCACCGGCAGCGGTAAGAGTGCTAACGACCCAATCTATGTTTATGATGTAGGTGGTGGCGGTGGTATGGGAGGTGGTGGTATCCTTGGTGGCGGTGGTATGGGAGGCGGACAACAAGGTGGCGGCATATTCTCTGGAATCTCAAGTGCCGTTGGTAAAGTTTGGGATGGTATCAAGAGTGTTGGTGGTAGTGTTATCAGCGGCATTGGCAACGCAGTAAGCGGAGTGTGGGAAGGCATTAAGAGTGTTGGAGGTTCCGTAATTGATGGCATTAGTGGTGCATTTGGTGGCATTTCTGATGCAGTAGGCGGATTTTTCGGTGGCGGTGGCGATAGTGGCGGTGGCTGGATGGATTCCGTTGCTTCTACTATTGGCGACTTCTTTGGTGGCTTCTTTGCCAATGGTGGTATGTTAGGTGCAGGTAAATTTGGTGTTGCTGGCGAAAACGGACCTGAGTTCATCTCTGGACCAGCAACCATTACCCCAATGGGTGGCGGTGCAAATGTCACTTACAATATCAATGCCGTAGATGCAATGAGTTTCAAACAGATGTTAGCACAGGACCCAAGTTTCATTTATGGATTAAGTATGCAAGGCAGTAAAGGCGTTGCCGCAAGGAGATAAAGATGAGTTTTCAATGGATTGTAGATAATGCTGAAACACTCAGCATTAATAGAAAGAAGATGGTAGCACAGACAACTGCTCGTGATGGACAAGTCCGTGCAGTATCAAGAGGAACACAACCGGATCAAATTACGGTTAAACTTCCTGACGGTATTCCTTGGAGCACACTCAAGGCAAACATAGAAGCCGCTGAAGCATTAGATAGAATTTCAACAGCCACTATCTCTGTTCCTTATGCCAAGTTTCCTTGGTTCTATAACAATGTTGCACCAGGTAGCAATTATTCCAAGACGGTGAGATGCACAAGTTTTCCTGAATGGACAATTATGGCAAGAGATCAAGTTAGTTGGAGCGGTGCTTTTGTGTTCATTGAGGTGTTGTAATGGATTTATCAGCATACGGTTCCATTCAATCAAATCTATTTGTTAGAATAGAAGTAGATGAGTATCGTACTACATCAGGTGGTGCTTATTCCTCTACGGTGTTGCGTTTTAGTGATTTAAATGTAAGCCACACAATTGACGGTGAAAGTTATATCGGCACTGGTAATTTGATGAGCATCTCATCTACATCCAGCGAGATTAGTGCTACAGGTAGTGAGTTAGTTATTACACTATCCGGCATTCCTAACTCAAGCATCTTTGAGATTATGCACTCCAAGATTAAAGGTTGCCCGGTTGTTATTAAGCGTGTATTGTTTAATGCTACTACAGGTGAAGCATTAGCCATTGAAGGCAATCCATTAGGACGCTTCTCAGGCTTTGTTAATAATTACAGCCTTAATGAAGAGTTTGATAATACAACAAGAACAAGTTCAAATACATTGGTGCTTACCTGCTCATCCAATGTATCAATATTAGAAAATAAGATAGCAGGAAGAAAAACAAATCCACAAAGCCAAAAATCCTTTTATCCTAATGATTTAGGTATGAATAGAGTTCCCAATTTGGTTAATGCTGTCTATGACTTTGGAGCCCCTAACTGAGTTTTTTAGATGATATTCTTGATGTAGGATCCGGTGTATGGGGTATGCTTACAGGACCTAGTGTGGCAGGCGGAGTTGCTCGTGCTACTGCTCTTGGTTATCTATTAAAAGAAGTTACTGCAAGCATAAACAAAGACAATCAAAAGCCAGGCACCGCAAGTTCTAACACTCCAGATATGGGAGTAAGACTACAGGTGGATCCTGATACTCAACACGCCATTCCCATAGTGTATGGCACTGCCTTTATGGGCGGTATTGTCACTGATGCTCAACTTACCAACGACAATCAAACAATGTGGTATTGTATAACACTTTGTGAAAAGACAGGTAATCTATTAAGCGGAACGCCTAGTGTTATCTCTTTTGAAGAAATTTATATTGATGAGTGTCTAGTGTCATTTAATTCAGACGGTAGAACCGTAGCCAGTATCAAAGATGCTGATGGTGTAGTTAATACTGACATTGCTGGATTAGTCACAATTTACTGCTATTCAGGCTCATCCACATCTCCAGTAGTGCCTAAGGGATATACTGCGGCAACAAGCCCTTCGGCATATTCTCTTTTCCCTGAATGGACTTCTAATCACACAATGACTGATTTAGTATTTGTTATTGTTCGCATTGATTACAACAAAGACAAAGGCGTTACAAGTTTGCCAACCATTGAAGTAAAACTTAAAAATACAATGTCACAGCCAGGTGATGTCTTATTTGATTATATGACTAACACAAGATATGGGGCTGGCATCAACCCTGCGGAGATTTATAGTGCCTAATAGTTTCTCAGACTTAAATGATTATGCCGCAGCCAGCGGATTAGAATTTGAAGATAGTCGTCCTGCTAAAGTTATATTTGACAGAGATGCAAATCTTGTTAATGATGTTCAATTAACTATTACCTCAACTACGGTAGCAGTTAGTCCGCCTATTGAAATACTAGAAATTATCAATCACGCCACAGCCAATGTTCGCTACCGTGTTGAAATAAAAACAATTGGTGCTGACCCGTTAATAGGCAGCACTTTAACTTGGCATAGTCTTCCAGGCGGCACCGTATTAACAAATGTAGGAAGCGTCTATACACTAACAGGACTAACTCGTGCCAGTAGTTGGAATACGATTAGAACATTTACTTGGAACCTGCCAGGCAATTACGCCACTAGAAGATTATGGTTTTTAGAAATCAGTATCACTTACTATGATCAAGCACTGGCAACTGATGTTACCGTAAATTGGAACGCATACGACTCAAGATTTTATTATCTTGCTAGACTAGAAAGTAGTTTTTCAATAAGTCCAGATTTAAGAAGACGCAGAGGATTTGTATCTCAGAACTTTCCTGCAAGATTTATTGTTGATGCGGATCAAGGTCCTGCTACACTCAAGCGTGGCATTATAAATGCTCAATCAGTAAGCACATTATTTTGTTCAGGTGATGATAGAAGTTTTGCCAGTGCGGCACTAACCAATGTATCGTCATTGTCATTGTTAGCCTCTGCTAGACTTAACCGTAGATTTGTTCCAAAGAATTTAACCACGGCATTTACCCTGTCTGCTAATGTATCTTCATATAGTATCATTAGAAATATGATTGGTGTGGCAAGAGGTTATTTTAGCAATACCAACACTCAAATGTTTTCTGCTATTATCCCATATTTTGACGATCCTATTGGTACAAGTTATCAAGTGGTATTCAGAGCACAGGCAGGAGATTACTTTGGCAATAGCACCGGAAGTAGTTTTGCACAGAACTATTCAATAAGTGGAAACCAAGCCACAATCAATGCTGCCTTTACCAGTGTTTATTTCTTTCCAGCAAAAAATAAAGCAACTAATACCACAGCCACTTATGATATTATTAGAAACGGTATATTAATTTATGAAGGAACATTGACAATAAACATTGCAGGTGGTGGTGCGATTGCTACAACAAATTATGCCTATAGTACATCTACTACTTGGTTCCCAACTATTCTTGAACAACTATATGGACAATTAGATTATGTTCTTATTGGTGGAGGTGGTGGAGGTGGTGGCGGAAATCTAAATGCTCACCCAAGTTATCCAGGAACAGGTAATGGAGGTTCAGGCGGTGCCGCAGGATCAGCAGTTACAGGCACTATAACTTCAATTAGTGGTGCAGGTTATTTCTTATCTATTGGTGCTGGTGGTAATGGCGGAGCCTCTAATGCTTCTACTAAAGCATCGGGTGCAACTGGTGGCAACACCACTGCATTTGGTGCAACGGCAACAGGCGGCGATGGTGGTGGGCGTGGCGGAAGTTATGGAGCAAATGGTAGTCAAGGTGGCAGCAATGCTAACTATGGTGGTTCCACAGGAACAAGTAATAGTAGTCTAGTACCTTGGGCAGGAGGTGGTGGTGCTGGCTCTGGCGGTCCGGGCACCGGCGGCGGAAGTGGCAGTCAATCACCAGGAACAGGTGGTGCCGCAGGAGTATTTCTTTCTATGGCTGACGGGGCAACAGGCGGAAATGGTGGAGTTGGCTATCGTCCAGCAATTGGAGCAACAGGCACTGGAGCAAGAGGCTCAAGCGGTTTTGGTTATGGTGCAGGTGGAGGCGGAGGAGGAGGGTATTCTACTTCAAATCTATCACAAGCACCTGGCGGTGCTGGAACCTCCGGTGCAGTCTATATTAGAACCCGTGCATAAGGATAACAGATGACAACAATAGCAGATAGCATAGTAGGCATTAACGGTGTAATCAGCACCGACAAAAGTGTTCTACAAAATTTACAAAGCATTGCCTCAGCGGCAGGTGTGTGGATTACTTACGATGTAACACAGGGCAAGTGGGCTGTGGTTATCAACAAGGCAGGAACCAGTGTTGCCAGTTTTAATGACAGCAATATAATTGGCTCTATTAACATCAGCGGTAAAGGTGTAAATGAACTTTACAATGCGGCAACAATGGAATTTCCACACAAGGACTTAAGAGATCAAAAGGACTATGTTGATTTAACTATTGCCGCAGGTGATAGATTCACTAATGAATTGGACAATAGACTAAACATTAGCAATGACTTAATCAATGATCCTATTCAAGCACAATACATTGCATCAGTTGAACTAAAACAAAGCCGTGTTGATAAAATTATTCAGTTCAGAACTGATTACAGCCAGATTGGACTTAAGGCAGGAGACTTGATTGATGTCACAAGTACAATGTATGGTTATACCAGCAAAGTATTCCGCATTACAAGACTTGAAGAAAGTGATGATGATGTATTGAGTATCAGTATCACAGCACTTGAATATGATGCTAATGTCTATTCAACTGCTGGGCTTACTAGAGAGCCGAGAGAAAAGAAAACAGGCATTGTGCCTAGACAAGTTAATACCGCAGTAAGAACCAGCGACAGCGTTTCTACTGCTACACAAAACACAGAAGGTTCAAGTGCTGTCTTAACAAACCTAGCCATTGCTAACGCATTGGCAGCAGGTGTTGGACCGTTGTTTAATTTCTTAAAGTCAAGTTCAAATGCTACCACTGCTGGATTTAAAGCCAACAATCCAGGAACAAGTATTCCTAGTTATTATTCAACCTCAGCACTATTGCCGGGCTCAACGGTATGTTCATATTTCCAAGCCTATGCTGGAGATGTAGAACCACTTGGACAATATCAGGGAACAGGTTTTAACGGAGACCCAAATGCCTATATAGCATTCACCTTGGGTGTTCCTGCCTGCGATAATCTATTTGTAACCGTTACTTGCCCCTATGCTCAATTTACTTTGTTCCCTTATGTGTTGAATGCCGCTCTAGTAGAAAATATTATTTTTACCGGCGGAAACATTCTTTCTGAAGGTGGCGTTGATTACTTTGTGAATCCCGAGTATTCATTACTTAACACCTTGGTTGTAGATCCAGATGATCAATACATACCAGCAGGCAATCAAGACACTTGGTATATTCCAATGAGATTTAGTCTATTAAATAATGGCAGCGTAATATATCAACAGATAACTAATTTGTTTTCCCCAACATTTAGTTTTGGATTTAATCAAGTTCCAGAAACAGAATTACAATTCTTGTTTGAACCTGTTCCGCATATTAGCACAGACTATCAGTTGTATCACGGAGGACATACTTCCCTGGGACAAACAAGTGATTTGAAATTAACAATACAATGTATATCAGCGACATAAAGGAGAAGAAAGATGTGGAGATTATATTATAACAAGACAACAGGTATCATAAATCATATGATTGAACTTGCTGGACAAGAACTTCTAGAACAAGATAGATTTGATACAATTGATTTTCAAGAAAAACCTAGTTTGGTGAATGTGAAAGTAAATGTAGCGACTAAAGAACTTATTCCGCTACCACCACCACCTGGGATAGTGTTCCCAACTAGAACCGGCATAACAAGAATATAAGGAGCCCGCAATGGCGTCATTAACATTAAGACAAACAAAAGGAGCGGCATTAAGTCATCAAGAACTTGATGATAACTTCTCAAACATAAACACAGAAGTAGGCACACTTACCACAACGGTTGCTGGTAAAGTTGCCAGTGTTAGTGGCACCGCAGGCAGAGTATCAGTTGCTGGAACTACTGCACCTAGTATTGATTTAGTCAGTGGTGTTGCCACTGCAGGTAGTGCTACATTAGCCAGCATTACCGTTGATACCTACGGTAGAATTACTGCTTACTCATCAGGAACTGCTTACACCAATGCTGATGCAAGAGGTGCAATTAGTGGTGGTACAGGCATTAGTTATAATTCAAGCACCGGTGTTATTACAAGTTCAATAACACAATACACTGATGCTAATGCTCGTTCATCTTTGTCGGCAGGCACTGGCATAAGTTATAACTCAAGCACAGGTGCTATTACATCAACAATTACACAATATACCGATAGCAATGCCCGTTCAGCATTATCGGCAGGCACTGGCATTAGTTATAATTCTTCAACTGGTGTTATTACAAGTTCAATAACTCAATACACTGACACCAACGCAAGAGCGGCACTAAGCAGTGGCACTGGCATAAGTTATAACTCAAGCACAGGTGCAATTACCCTAGCCAGTGGAGTTGCTACTACAGGAACTTTTGCCGGGCAAGTAACCGTTGATACTTACGGTAGAATTACTGCCGCTTCTAACAATATCACAGGGCATACAGAGCCAATCTTTAATATTGGCACAAGTGGTGGAACCGTTGCACCCAATGCTGCCAATGGTGCTGTTCAACAGATTACACTAAATGCCGCTTTGACTATCAACGGCTTTACCAGTGCTGTTGCAGGACAAGCAATTACCTTAATCATCTATGGAGGCACTGCCTATACTGCAATTACTTCCTCAATGAAGTTTGCTGGTGGCGTTAAAACATTAACAGGCACCGCAGGTTGTATTGATGTTTTAAGTATCTATTTTGACGGAACTAACTATTTTGCTTCATTGGGTAAAGGATACGCATAATGACTATCGGTGCATTTAGACTGAATACATTAGGTAAAACTACAGGCCCTAGTGTGCCAAGCATTACAGGTGGAACAACCACTGATATCACCGTGGGCGGCATAACTTATAGATTGCACACTATAACAGCCACTACTAATATAACAATTAATTCTGCAGGAACTTATGAATATCTAATGATTGCTGCTGGTGGAGGTGGGGGTGGAGGTACTGGTGCCGTTGCCGGAGGCGGTGGTGGTGCTGGAGGACTCTTAACAGGTAATATATCACTGGCAGCAGGCAACCAATTAATTACTATCGGAACAGGTGGCACAGGTAGAAATACTACTGGCTCCAATGGAGGCAATACCGTAGCCTTTGGATTAACTGCAATAGGCGGTGGTGGTGGTGGTGCAAGTAATGATCAATTTGGACAATTGGGTGGTAGTGGTGGTGGCGGTGGATCCTTTGGCAGTGGTGTGGGTGCAGGTGCTGGAACCGTAGGACAAGGAAACAATGGTGGTGCTGGCTTCTTTGTAAATCCAAGTGATGGACGAGCCAGTGGTGGAGGTGGTGGTGCTGGAGCAGTAGGTTCTGCGGCTGCTTTAGCAGTAGGTGGTAATGGTGGTAATGGATTAGGATTATCATTTGTAAGCAATGCTACCACCTATTATGCCGGTGGTGGAGGTGGTGCTGTTTATTATAATACAAGTCCAAGAACTCCAGGAACAGGAGGATTAGGTGGCGGCGGAAGTGGAGTCTATGGAGTCAAAGCATTAAGAGCCGCAACAGCATATGGCAGTGGGGGCGGCGGTGGCCCGGGCAATATTAATACAGACAATCAATTTGGTGGCGATGGTTTTGCAGGTGTTGTTTTTATACGCTACCCCATATAACTTTTTTTACCTTTTATTGCCGTTTTCTGATGATTATTTAGGTTTTCACTAAATACATTGTCAGCAGGACAGAACTGACAACAGACAACCATATGTTGTCTGCTATGACAACATATCAAACAAGGAGATTATTATGTCAGCAGCCTCAAACTATTTAGAAAACAAAGTATTGGATCACACTCTACGCTATGCAACAGCACCATATGCAGGTGCAAACACAATCTATCTTGCCTTATTCACAGCCAACACCGGTGATGCTCTAGAAAACGGCACACTAACTTATGAAGTAACCGGCAACGGCTACACTCGTAAGGCAGTGACATTCAGTGCCGCTTCAGGTGGAACAAGTGCAACCAATGCAACGGTGACATTTGACGCAGCCACAGGCAACTGGGGAACAATTGGTTTCGTTGCTGTAATGGACGCTGCCACTGCTGGTAATGTATTGTTCTGGGGTGCTGTTACAACACCTAAGACAATTGAAACTGGTGATACCTTCCAAGTGTCAAGTACGAATTTGACCGTATCATTGACTTAATAGTCATTTAACGCCGTTCAGGGAGTTCGCTCCCTTTTCGGCTGAATACACCGGATTAAAGACTTGGACTCCTTTAGTCTGTAGAAAAACAAACTAAGTGGAGCAAGTCACAAATGAGCACAATCGTAACAAGAGCAGGCAAAGGTAGTGCATTAACCTGGACCGAAGGTGATGCTAACATTACCAACCTCAACAATGACAAGATGGAGAACTTCACCGTTGCTGGTGATAGTGGAACTAATCAAACCGTTAGTGGTGGCAATACACTAACAATCGCAGGTGGCACTGGACTTAGTTCAGTAGCATCAGCCACAGATGTAATCACTTTAAATTTAGACAACACCGCAGTCACAGCAGCCGCATACACCAACGCCAACATCACCGTTGATGCACAAGGCCGTATCACTGCGGCAGCAAACGGATTTAATCCCGCAAGCCCTGGAGCAATTGGCGGAACTACCGCAGCCGCTGGCACATTTACTAACTTAACCCTTAATGGCTACATAGATGAAGCGGTATTTTCTCTTGGAACTACATCAGGAACTATTACCCCTAATGCTGCCAATGGCTCAATTCAAACAATTACCTTAAACGGTAACCTAACTATCAACGCATTTACCTCACCAGTGTCGGGACAGACTATCACTCTAATAATTACCACTGGTGGTGCTGGTAGAACATTGACTTCTAGTATGTTGTTTGCCGGAGCAAGCAAAACACTTTCTACAACTTCTACCGTTGATATTTTAACGATGAGTTATATTGGCACAACTTACTATGCCAGTTTAGTTAAAGGATATGCCTAATGCCTATTGGATTTGCTAGACAAAGTCTTAACTTAGCCAATCCTGTGGATGCTCCAACACCTACTTACGCAGTGGCGGCGGCAGGTGGTGCCACTTCTGTTAATGAAGGCAGCACATTAACATTCAATGTCACTGGCACAAACATTGTTGATGGCACTTATTATTTTACAACATCAATTGCCACAGACTTCAGTGCTACATCAGGCAGTTTTACTATCACCAGCAATTCAGGCAGTTTTTCAGTAGGACCATTGGCTGATTTAACCACTGAAGGTGCTGAAACATTTACCGTAAGTGTTCGCACTGACAGCACCAGCGGAACCATTGTTGCCACAAGTGCCACAATCACAATAAACGATACCAGCACCGCACCAGCAAGTGATGCTCCAACAATACCAACACTGACTTGGAGCGGCGGAGCCTGGATTACTTCTACATTCAATAATACCGCAGCCTTTAGAACAAGTGCTCTAGTTGGTAGAAGAGCAGATGGTTGGCATTACTTATACGGACGAGCCGATACAAGTTCTCAACGACTAACACATAACAATAATGTGAATTTAAGTCAAGCACTTGGTTTTACACCAACTTTGGTTAATTCCGCAAGTATGTTTTCAACTACTACCACAAGAGGCGGAAATACCGTTGTCATTGCTTCCACAGCAACAGCAACAAGGGTAAGTTTAGGTGCCGTTGCAAGT